TACTCAAGAGGCTTGAGAAGAAATGGAAGCAATAGCACCAATAGACAAAGAGCAAAACGAGCGAATAGTCTGGTGTGAAAGACTACTCTATCTCATTGTAGTTCTTCAATTTCCCCAACTCGCATCATTAGCGATGTGAGTAGTTCTGTTGTGATAATGTTACGAGCATGTAACATACCTAACAATTGATTAGTTGGTATCGATGTATAGTCAAACTCCTGCTCAAGTTTCTCTTTTATTGCATGGCATACCCACTTTGAACGAGATTGTGTATAGGATAACTCCTGATCAAGCCGTGTCTTCAAACTCTGCGGAACCGCAATCGACAATGCGACGCTTGGATCAGTGGAACGAGGACGACTCATTGAGAAAACCTCATCTTGTAGAGTATCCTATCAATTGCTTCGGCATCTTTTATCCAAGCATTACATGAATCGATAGCATCATCGTGAGTGCCTTCAATCCAATCAAATTCTATTTCGTCTTTTTTTGCATCAATAAAATACTCAATCGCAGTTCGAAGTAAGTGAATTTGATATCGATTTAATTGTGTAGTCACTGCAACCACCCCTTGTCAATAGCATCTGCGACTTGTCCGCTTGCTCTGTAAGCATCAGACAACCTAACGATTACCTTTTCAACAGGTGTACCGTTAAATTTAGTATGTTTTAATCTAATTAAATAGATTATATCTTGTATTCTATCGTCAATATCTTGCCAAAAGTGGATTAATTCTTGCTCCATGATGTATCCTAGACGGCTTTAGTATATAGTTTGATTGATAATGAATGTAGAATAGATCTATTTTTGCCGCTAGGTGTTGCGTTTTCCAGTGGAAATCCCTAGCGCAGAGCATAGGCGTATAGCGACGATTACTAGCGTAGTATTATAAACCTCTTCCTATCATGATAGGTTCATGGTTAAGAAAAGTGATTCCTTTTTCATCAGACAGACTTTGAACGCAGACAATGATAACACCTATCAACAAATTCCCCTTGATCTAGGTGCTTATGTTGATGCCCTGGGCAAATCCGTATTAAGGATTCACAACATAGCCGTCACATTCTCTGATCCAAACGGAAAAGCACTAGAAACTGCAGCAACCTCCGCTGCTGCTGCACAATTTCAATTAGTGACACAAAGCCAAACAGATATCGTTTTTAGCAGCAATAGAGCAGTTATTTCATCCGGCAAACTATACGGCTGGAACGCTGATAGTGTAGCCTCATATCCTCAAGTTAGTCACGATACCGATGTTCTACCTCAAATGTGGACTAACGGCTATTTGGTTGCTGTTGATGCTATCTATCTAGGTGGACAAGCATCTAGTAACTGGACAACTGATGTCTACATGAGCGTAACTCTTGAATGCACTGTTGAAACCATGTCTGAAGCATCCGCTATGGCTCTCGCACTATCTCAGCAAGGCGCATGAGGTGGTTAGTATAGCCCGAGACATGATGCTAACTGTTGAAGAGTATATGGCTCTTAGACGGTTGATAGATTCAGAACGAGAATCAGAAGGTGCGAGTATTGTTGATCGTACTGTTGATTCAGTTGCACGTGAAACAAAACGCAAAGCTTCAGCATACTCAAGAAAGTACAAAGCAGCCTTCAAGAAGACAGCACCTAGGTACAAACTCAAATCGGGTAAGTGGAAGAAAGGCGGATTCAAAGCAGCAGTTAAGGCAGCGCATAAGGCGGTGAAGAAATGAGAAAAACTGGAAGAAGACTAACTTTGTCCAATGACATTAATGTACAATCTCCACCAACCGATACGATTGCTTTTGGTGATTATCGATTAACTACTATCTTTAGTGACGATAGAGAAAATTATGCTTGGAAGATAATTGATCTGAAACAATTGGGGCCAGTAGTTACAACCGCTAGACCGGAAAATTGGGCTCTGATGAGTATTAGACCTCAATCATTTACTAATACCGCAGAGTTCGGAGTTTGGGCTAGTGTCTCACAACCTTTTGACAATTCATTGATTGGACGGAGTTTGGGCTAGTGTCTCACAACCTTTTGACAATTCATTGATTGGAACATATAATGCACCATGGGGTGGCGGTGATCCTTACTCATTAAGAGTTGATCATGTGGCAACTAATCATTTGAGTTTATTTTATCCAGTTAATGATATTCCATATTACAATATTACTTTGGAAGAATATGAAATAAGCTCTAGGGAAGAAATTATGTTCAAGATTAAAGAAACCTCTCAATCACTGGAGAAGATAGGATGATGAAAAGAACTGAAGACTTGCTACACGAAATTCTAAAACTACTCAAGAGGCTTGAGAAGAAATGGAAGCAATAGCACCAATAGACAAAGAGCAAAACGAGCGAATAGTCTGGTGTGAAAGACTACTCTATCTCATTGTAGTTCTTCAATTTCC